AAACCGTAAAGAACTGGTTCTTCATGGTAGTTTCTTGGGATGCCCTGTTCCTCACGGAACACTCGTGACCATTCGTCGGTTCGCTGGTCGTAGACACCGTCAAAGCATTCATTAAGAATGGGTTCGACAATGCTACGAAAGTCGGTACTGCGCATTGGAGCTGCCATGATTCATCTCCCCTTAGATAGCGTTAACGGTTGAAATGAACTGTGGCTTGCTGACCTGTACACGGACGATCACGAATGGGTCACCCCAAGCATTGTCCGCATAAGGTGCGAGATCCACAATACGAAACTGCGCAGCGCTACCCGATCCAGCAAGTGTCGCAGACAAAGTTGCTTGCGATAAACCAGTGGTTGTAGAACCAGCAGCAAAGTTGCTCAAGTTCGCTTCGTTACCAATAGCAGTTTGAGCCATAGTTGCGTCAGTCTGGATTTCATAAACGATTTGTTGATCGTTGTAGAAATAAGCAATGCAGCTACCTGCAATATAAGTGGTGCTTGCAGGCCAGTAGTTAGAGACACGACGACGACCAGTGGTGTCAGTCCACTCAACGCCTGCAAAGGCGCCAGAGACTAAACCGCTGTTTGTAGTTGTATCAAGAACTGGCAGAATTACGCCAGCGTTAGGTGAATACTGCACGCCTTGACCTTTTAAGATCGAGGTGCTGTAACCAGAAGTGATGCCGCCAGCGAGCGCCTGAGCACGATCCAAACCAGAAGGATGGAACGCAGGACGAAGGCCGAACGGAGCAGAAGTTGCACTCATAAATAACTCCTAATTCGTTTGAAAATCTACCCAGCAAAAACTGGAGCAGATACGGGTTTGTCTATCTCACCCAATCCCTCGCCTTCTATGCGACCCAGACTACGTCCGGAACTATCACGCCCATGAACCTGCTCTGCTTGAAGGCGAATTTTGTTCGCTTCCTCCAGCGGAGCCTCATGGTGAAAGTGCGCCATAACATCCTGATAAAGATCCATCGGGATTTTATAGAGCAACATTTCGTTGCACGCAATAAAACCAACATGCTCGCCAGCCTTAACTCGATGATTCTCGAAACCGGGGTACTCATCCGCTTTCACGGGAACGTAACCAAGTCGCATCCTCTTATCAATACTGTCGTAACTATTAGTTGTCGATAACCAGCAAAGGTGCCATCCCGGTGTCTCTGGGACGTTGGGCAATGCGCTTTGTGTCCACTCGTCTTTCCACATCTTGCGACGTTCATCAGCCGATACGAACGAATCCTCTGGAGCGTCTCGAGTACGATCAAGACTTGAGCGGCTTTCCCGCCCACCAGCAGATAATGATTTCTTTAAACGTGAGTCCATTCTTAGCTCCTTGTACCTTGGTTAAGGCGTGCCTCAGTGGCATACCGTTTGATCATGCGATTTTTCTTTACTGGGTCGTCCCACATGCCTGCATCTTTCATGGCTCTCACCTGATCGGGTGATAGGGTGAAGGTATTTCGCCCTGCACTATTAGATGTTTCTCGACCTGTACTAGTAACCGCACTCCGAGGTCTTTGTCGCTGCTGAATAGGTTCACTGTTTTCACTAGTATAGCGGTGAGGTAACAGATCTTGCAAGCGGTTGTCAAGTTCCTCCCAATACTCTCGTGTTTTTGGGTTAAAACCCTCACTTGCAAGTGCCTGATCCACTTCTAATGCCAGCTTTGAGTCAGCATCACGGTGGGCAGGGTCGTACCAAGGGGTTTTGGACATCCAATTCGCTGCATAACGCTGCGTAATGGCATCTGGCACAGGCTTTTGGGCTGGTGCTGGCGCCTCTTGCAGACGTTCGACATAATTAACCAATTGCTCACGGTTATTTGTTGCCTCACGCCACATTTCCTGAGCGCTGGTCATTAAATCACCATTGCCAGTCTCTGTAGCCTCTTTCATCTTCGATCGAGCGAAAGAAATGCGTGCTTCTTGGTCTTCAATCGCCTTTTTAATTTGGTGATTGTCGTGGCCTTGCGTTTTGCGCTCAACAACAGACACTCTTTCACGCAATTCTTGGTTTTCACGCTGCAACATCTGCAGTCGAACGTCTTTCTCGGCCTGCACTTGCTTGTGATAGTCCTTGCGAGTGCGACGTTTTAGGCGTTTTGCATCCCGCAATGCCTCTGCATCAGGATCAACCGAGCCATTTGCCTCGATCTCTGCCTGCGCAGCGGCCTCATCCGCCTCATCACTGTCATCATGCGCAGTAACTTGGGGTGAGGGTATGTCGTTGGGAAGACTGACAGTGGCGGAGCCGTCTGCAGCCTCTTGGATAGCCATAACTTCTTCGGCCTGTGGTGTGTTTTCGGTAGCCATTAGATAAACGCCTTCATAGTCAGAGGATTACCAGTAACCTTTGCAATGATTTCGTGGTCGTTGAGGATCATAAACAGCGCTGGCTCTTCTTCTTCGCCAACCTTGACCTCCCAACGGTCACCGCCCCATTTAGGGACTCGCAAAAAGTCTCCGATTTCGCACCATGAACCCTCAGGCCACGGCGCCATGGTGTCTCGCTGTTTGAAGGCGAGCGGCCCGATCGCAATGACCTTGGCTACCATGTTGTTCCATTTCTCGGTTTCTCGAGTTTCCTCGACGAGAATAATCCCCGCCTTAGTCGTCTTGGATTTTGAACGGCGCAATTGCACCAAAATTCGTGCTCCAAGGGGTGTGGCTTCGGGGTCTACAGCAGGAAAAGCATCCCGCATATCAGCGGAGTAATCCGCTCCCGTTTCAACAGTCATCTTCGTCTTCCCTTAATAAATTGTTGAGTATGTCAAGCGACATCTGCAACCCTGAATACTCTCCGACTAGTCGTTGGTACGAGTTAAAGTCGCTCGCAGATCCATTGGCGAGTGAGGCCGATATCTCCGCTTGCTTACCCTCTATCGCAGCAATGAAGTCAGAGACGTATCTCATGCGTTACGTTTCTCGATGACAACTTTACTGGTGAAATTCCCATGGTCAGAATTGGCCTTGGGTAGTGTCGCTGCTCCCTTCTCTTTCAATTCACTGCCTGTTACCCATGCACCAGCAGCCATACGGGTATGCTGACGCACGTTTTCTTGCTGAATGTCTTTATCGTTTGTTGCCATGATTGACTCCTTAAAGTCGTGATTGTGCTACTTCGTTAAGTTTGACTGCGGTTTCTTCCTGCTCTTTGCGCAACTTGGCCTCGTCAACCGTCAGCTCAGCAGTCTTGATCCGCTCTTGCGTTAGGTTGTTCTCAGCGTTCATTGCGACCTCAATCTGCTGACCTTGGGATTTCTGAGCAAGCTCGGCCTGCAGTTGTTGAACTTTAAATTGCAGATCTGCTTGGTCTTTAGCCGCACGACGTTGTGTCTCAGCCATCGAGGCCTGCAAGATAGCTTGCGATTCAGGATCAGGCGGTGTCTGCATCTGCATCATCTGTTGACGTAGCTGCATCATCTGTTGCTGCAGTTGGGCAAGGATCGGCATAACCTTCACAAACACCTGCTGGGTATCCAATTGCATGTGCTCAGATGCCACCGCCATGGCCTCGTCAATCTTGTCAGCCACCTTGCTGTCTTCGTACTTGGTCAAGTCAATATCAGTGCCGTGCGTGACGTAACCATTCATGCGACCCTGATACCAGAGCATCATGTGTTGCTTGATATGCTCTAGGACTTGCGGAACGTACACAGGAGCGATTGCAGGGTTGGCGCCAAGGTGTGGGTCTACCGCAAAGGCCAGATGCGTCTGGATGTGCGCTAATTGATCCTGACGTGGGTAGGCATAAGCCATCTTGCCCAGCGCCATGGCTGCGTTCTCATCGGCTGCGTTCATCTCTTCAGGTTTAGCAGCGTTGGGGATCAGCTCGTTGGCGTTGGCAATCTTCAATTGTTTCATCACTCGAGCCACCACGGCACGGCGATCGAACTGCTCGGGGAAGGTCTGCGCCAGTTGCAAGACAGACTGCATCTGCGTGGTGCGCTGCGTCTCTGAGAAGATGTGCGGATCAGATACAGGAATCACGTCCGAGTTACGACGGAAGTCTTCCTTGGTAATCTCCAGATCCTCGACCATGTCGCCCTTGCGCTGGTCGTCCAGATACCAGCGGTTGATGCGGCCTAGCACTTGAAGGACTCGACGTTGCGACTCGTGCAGGCGTGCGTGGATGGCAGAGAAGACTACAGCGCCCTGTTCGATCAGCGCTTGCGTGGTGCCCACTGGCATATTTGAATTTATGTCAGCAATCTTCTCTTCAGCGGTAGTCACGACACCCTTGGCTGCGGTGTCCAGATAACCCATCAGGCTGAACAGAACCTGACTTGGTGGGTTGAAGGGCATGGGCATGGCAATTTTGCGGATGTCGTCCACGCCCGGTGCGCTCTCAATTTCTGTGACTTGGGTTACTTCAATCTCTGCAGTTTGCCCACTGACCCGAGCGCCCTTCAGTTTCAGCATGGTGGCTGAGTTGTTGATGTGAGCAGTATCCAGAAGAGCACGAAGGGCACCAGTGAGAGCAGCAGACAAACCACCGATA